ACTCCTCACTCGCAGTCGTATCTGGACGGCCCACAGTCGCACAGATCGGATCGCAAGATCTTCCCGCATATGACCTCACCATAAGAATCGGCACAAGCCGTCACTAGAAAGAAACAACCATGGCAACCGTTACATACCTCAGCAACCCAACCGTCACCGTCACAAGCCCAAGCTCGTACACGCTGACCGATCACTGCTCAGCTGCGACCTTGACACTCACAGCAGAAGCACTCGAGAACACCGCGTTCGGACAAACCTCACGCACCTTCACCGCTGGACTCTTCAACAATGAGCTCACGCTCACATTGTTTCAGGGCTACGGCGCGACCGAAGTTGAAACCATGCTGAACTCCATGTTCGGTGTCGCATCAACGATCGTGATCAGTCCTGCTGGCGCAACCGAGTCCGCATCGAATCCTGAGTACACCTTGACTGGTTGCTACTTGGAGACCGTCACGCCGATCTCGGCAACTGTTGGCGAGCTCTCGGTCGTTGAGGCCGTGTTCAAGGGCGGATCGTTCGTCCGCGATGTAACGACACCCTGATCTAGTAATCCGAACCCCGACTAAGGAGAACCCATGAAACTCACTCTCAGAGTGAAACTGTACGAAGGCGAACCCTACGAAGTGATCACGAACCTTTTCGTGATTGTTTCGTGGGAACGCAAAATGAAGCGACGAGCATCAGACTTGTCAAACGGAATCGGTATGGAAGATCTTGCATACATGGCATATGAAGCCAGTAAGCAACAAGGTCATCCAGTGGCGATCTCGTTTGATGAGTTCATCAAGAAGCTCGAAGATCTTGAAGTCGTGGAGACTGCGACTGCAGTCCCTACGCAGGAGGCCACCGGAAGCAACTAGCAGAGCTGCTTGTCGCAACTGGATTCTGGCCTCCACAAATAACATTTGAACAAGAAGATCTGGCGACCTGTGTCCAGATCATCAACGAGCAGAGAAGAAAGCAATAATGGCAGCATCAGTCGGAATCCAATATGACGGACTGAAGCAGGCTCTCCGTGAGATCCAAAAGGTTGATCCTGCGCTTCGTCGCCAGATCACCAAGGACATCAAGAACGCCATGAACCCTCTGCTGATGGCAATCAAGGACTCGATCCCATCGTCGCCACCTTTGACAGGACAGGCGCACAACGGACGCACCGCATGGAAAGCCGAGTCCAAGAATGTCACGATGAAAGTGGACACTCGAAAAGCGCGTTCACGCAATCTCGCACAAGGCGCACAATTCGAGTCTGTCGCAACAGTGAAGATCACTGCGAAAGGTGCAGCTCTGTCAATGGCGGACATGGCAGGACGAGGCCCGAATCAAACGCGCAACAGAAACCCTTTGAGAGCCCGTCCGGGCTTCGCAGGGTACTTGACAGCATCTCTCGGTCGTGGGCCGTCACGCTTCGTCTGGGCGCGTTCTGACGACTACTTGGATGAGATCACACGCAATGTTGATCAGATCGTTATTGAAGTCATGGATGAAACAAACAAGAGACTGGTCAAACGCTGATGGCTATTAACCTCCCGATCATCTCCGAATGGAATCCTGCTGGCATTGACAAAGCCATCAACGACTTCAAGAAGCTCGAGACGAAAGGCGAGAAAGCCGCGTTCGCAATCAAGAAGGCTGCAGTCCCTGCGGGCCTCGCTCTTGCTGCTATTGGCACTGTCGCATTTGATGCTGTCAAAGCGTTCGCCGAAGATGACGCTGCAGCACAAAAGCTCGCCACCACACTCGGCAATGTCACCGGAGCGACCGACAAAGAAGTCTCGGCAGTTGAGGACTTCATCACCAAAACATCACAAGCTGCAGCAGTCGCCGACGACGAACTACGCCCAGCCTTGGACTCGCTTGTTCGAGGCACAGGAGACATCACCAAAGCTCAAGACTTGCTCGGCCTCGCGCTGGATGTCTCAGCCGGTACTGGGAAAGATCTCGGTGCAGTCTCTGACGCGCTCTCAAAGGCTTTCAACGGCAACCTCGGCCCGTTGAAGAAACTTGATCCAGCTCTCGCCGATCTGGTCAAGAGCGGAGCATCAGCTGACGAAGTGTTCGCAGCGATGAGCGAGACTTTCAGTGGTCAAGCGGACACTGCAGCGAACACGACCCAAGGCAAAATGAAGAACCTTGGAATCCAAATGGGCGAACTGAAGGAGTCCATCGGCGCAGCTGTCGCACCACTTGCCGAGAAACTACTCCCGAAGTTTCTTGCGTTCTCTGGGTGGATTCAAAAGAATCAGAAACTGGTCGTCACTCTCGGTGCGATTATTGGTGGAGTCGCTGCAGCGATCATACTCGTCAATACTGCAATGGCAGTATGGACTGCTGTCACGACAGCGTTCACAGCTGTCCAAGCCGCTTTCAATGCTGTCATGGCCTTGAACCCGATCTTCTTAATCGTCGCAGCTGTCGTCGCAATCATCGCGATACTCGTCGTCTTGCAAAAAGAGTTCGGGCTCTTTGATGGCGTGATTCGATTCGTCGGAGACTCCTTCGCGAAAGTCTGGGAAGCAATCAAAACAGTCTTTGATTGGGTCAAAGACAACTGGCAACTCTTGCTCGTCATCCTGACAGGCCCGTTCGGACTCGCTGTCGCGTTCGTCATGACATTCAAGGATCAGATCATCGGCTTCATTCGAGGAGTCATTGACTGGATCACCAACAACTGGAAGCTCATCCTCGCGATCATCACAGGCCCATTCGGATTGGCGATACTTGCGATCACCACATTCAAAGATCAGATCATCAATGTTTTCAGCATCATCTACAACGGCATCAAGGCCACGATGGGCTTCATTGCTGATGTGATCACAGCACCATTCAAAGCAGCATTCAGAGCTGTCGCGACCTTGTGGAACAACAGTGTCGGGAAGCTTTCATTCAGTGTCCCGAGCTGGGTTCCGCTCATTGGTGGCAAGGGCTTTGATGTGCCAGATATACCGATGCTCGCTGAGGGAGGCATTGTGACATCGGCTCAGCTCGCCATGATCGGCGAAGCTGGCCCGGAGGCAGTGATCCCGCTGTCAAAAATGAGCAGTATGGGCTTTGGTGGCGGAGGTACAAATATCACTGTAAATGTCACCAGCGCGAACCCGAATGATGTCGTCGCAGCTCTTCAAAAATGGGTGCGAAACAACGGACAACTTGCACTAGCTAGCACTAGCGGAGTCAGATTCTAATGGCGTTTGCGCTCACATGGAAAATAGAGTTCGGCGACATAAACGGCCTCACCGACATCACTTCATATGTTCAGCAAATGAACTTGGATCTCAGTGCAGAACTTGCCACTTGCGGACGAGGCTCAGCACAGCTCACTATCAACAACAACGGCGGACAGTTCACTCCAACCAGTGGTACTTACGGCTCGACTGACTGGTTCAGTAAAGCAATCGTCATCACAGCTACATCAGGCGTGAACACTGGGATCGTATTTACAGGGATGATCATTGATTATCAGATCACAATGATCAACTCAAAAGAATCAACAGTGACCATCAACTGTCTAGACGCTTTCAGTCTCGGCGGTAAATCGTTCGCTCGAGCCCCAACGAACCCCGATCTTGCCATGAACATCACGACCGCAATTGAGCGCAGTTTTAATGGTCAAGGGTTTGCCAACTTCCAAGTAATCAGAACACCAACCCTTGGACAATCCATCTCGTACTTTTCAAAAGTTGATGTCACCAATGCGACAGGAAGCGACACAGGCATAGACCCAACTCTGATTAATTATGGCTACATCGGAGACTGGTTAAACAATCAGATCATTCCTTCAGGCCCAGCAGCTCTCATACCAACTGACTATGTGATCGGGAGTTATGCCGGAACCCCTGATGTTTGGATCTGGAATGCAACCCTGATTGATAAACAACTCAACAGAACTTCACCAACACTTTACGAATTTGCTGATGGGTCGTCTGCAATAACAACAGGTCAAATCCCGTTTTCTGAAATCACTACAGGGTTCGCAGTAGAAGATCTGACCAACGAAGCAGTCATCTCATCTGTAGCTGCCTCAACTCCTACATCAACAAACACAAACAGCCAAAATCTTTACGGCCCACGAACACGGAGCTACACAAATATTGCAGCAAATGCCAGTGTCAGTAAAACTAGCATTGCTGACTTTTGGGTGAATCGGTACGGCTCAATCCAATATCTGCCACTAGAAATCCAAACAAGTTTTGCAGTGCTAAAAGGCTCAGCCGTAGACGATGGTGTTGCGATGCTGGAGTTCATGCAGCTTCTATGGCCTAGCACTGCACTCTGGAATCGGTTGACAATCAAGTACAAGCCGACCGGTGCAACATCAACACAGACGATTCAAATGATCGCCACTCGAAGGCTGATCACGGCAGACCCGTCAAACACCACAATCAGACTGACTGTCAAGTCTGGTGTAGATAATCAATCGTTTGAGTTGGACAGTTCCACTTACGGAATTCTTGACACTAATAGACTTGCATAAAGGAGAAACATTATGGCTACACAGTGGACAGCAGGGACAACTAGCGGGCAGGTGTTGACTGCGGCGACGCTTAACACCATCGGGGCCGCATGGGTTGACTACACCCCGACACTGACACAATCCGCAACAGTGACCAAAACCATTAGTAATGCCCGATATTGCCAAATACAAAAAACCGTGTTTGTTCAAGTTTACTTGATCGCAACAAGTGCTGGAACAGCAGGCAACATTGTCAAAATTGGTTTGCCGATTGCAGCAAGAACAGGAAACTCGTCAACAACTGGTATTGGTCAACTTTACGACGCAAGCACGAACATCATGTATGTCACATCGGCCTACTTGGACAGCGTGAACGCTTGCGCTTTCTTGTACCAAACAGGCAACCCGTTCGGTATTTCGCCAGCAATTACTCTTGCTGCAGGCGACCAGTTACAAATGAACTTGACTTACGAGGTGGCATGATGAGAACAGTTACTTGCACAAACGAAACCTGCATAGAGAACGGCGTACAGGAACACTTCTGTGGCGACCCCGACTATGTCGAATGCGGTGTCTGCCACCAACCATGTGAACTATCAGAACTGTACGAAGACCCTGCGTCCTGCAACTGGACACCAGCAACAACACCAACCGAACCATGAAAACTCTTGCAGTGGTCGCAGCTCTCGCCATCGCCCTAATGTTCGTCGTCACTGGATGCAACGACCAGACTCGAGATACCTGCGAAACTAAACCCACAGCCACAAGGTGCGACCAATGAAAAGACTCACCAACTCCGAGATCAAAGCACGACTGATTCTGATCGTCGGCATCACACTCTCACTCACTTTCGTCATGAGTACCGCCTCACTGATCTACGGCCTACTGTTCGTCGTCCAACCATTGGAAGTGAGTCCGAACGATGACAGCGCATGGTCACTACTGTCCCCGATGATGCTCTTCCTCACTGGCGCACTCTCTGGAATACTCGCCTCCAACGGCCTCAAAGACAAGGAACACAAAGATCATGAGCCCTGCCAAGCGTCCGAGACAACTCGTGGACGCATTCATCTGTTCCGAATCACGCGTGAAGGAAGTCTTGCCGGGGAAAGGCTCAAAACAGGTCGCCTGACATGGGATCGGATCGTCGGGAGTTCGCCAAGCCTGCATCGTGACACTGATGAATGTCTTGTCACCGAT